CAACGCCCATCGCCTCTAGGCGGCGGCATATTTCGCGATGAATGGTGGCGCTACCTGGAGGTTGCCCCGCCTATCCAGTGGCGCGCAATCTATGCCGACACCGCGCAAAAGACCAAAGAGCAGAACGACTATTCCGTCTTCCAGTGCTGGGGCTACAGCGTCACCGGCCAGGCTGTCATGCTCGACATGATGCGCGGCAAGTGGGAGGCACCGGAGCTTGAGGCGATGGCCCGTGCCTTTTGGGCCAAGCATAGGGCGGTTCAGACACAAGGGACGCTGCGCTCGTTTAATGTAGAAGATAAGGTCAGCGGCACTGGCCTAATTCAAACCCTTAAGCGCGAGGGCATTCCCATCATCGGGATCAAGCGCAACGTGGACAAGATCACGCGCGCCTTTGACGCCGCGCCGCTGATCGAAAGCGGGAATGTTATCATCCTTCGCGACGTTCCCCACTTGACAGATTTCGTCGCTGAGGCGTCCACCTTTCCGAATGCAGCGCATGATGATATGGTTGACACCGCAATGTCTGCTATCAGCGATATGCTGCAAGCATCCATCGCCCCCGCGATTAGATCACTCTGAGGCCGTCAATGGGATTTTTCGACCGTTTCCGCCGAGGAGAAACCAAAGCCAGCCAGGCCGCCAGCCTGATGGTTATCAATCCGGGCCAGCCCGCATGGACGCCGCGCAACTACGAGAGCTTCGCGCGCGAGGCATACGCCAAGAACGTTATCGCCTATCAGGCCATCAACAAGATCGGCGAGGCCGTTGCGTCGGTGCGGTTCACGGTCTTTCGCGGGCAGCAGGAATTGGTAGCGCATCCGTTACTGGACCTGCTCGCCAAGCCTAACCCCATGCAGGGCGGCGCCGAATACATCCGCGCCAAGATGGGCTTCCTGATGATTGCCGGCAACGGCTATGAGGAGCGCGTAAAGGTCGGGCAGGATGTGCGCGAGCTTTACCAGCTCCGCCCCGATCGAATGAAGGTCATCCCATCGCCAACCGGCGTTCCGGCGGGTTACATCTACACGGTCGGCGGGCGGTCCAAACGATGGGATGTTGACCAGGCAACGCTTGATTGCGACGTGCGTCACCTGAAATTGTTCAACCCGCTAGACGACTGGTACGGCATGTCGCCGATCGAGGCGGGCGCCTATTCCATCGACCAGCACAACGAGGCGATGGCGTGGATGCAAGCGCTACTCCAGAACAGCGCGCGACCGTCCGGGGCCTTGGTTGTCTCGAATGGCAATACGCTTAGTGACGACAACTTCCAGCGGCTCAAGGCGCAGATCGAGGAGCAGTATTCCGGCAGCGGCAACGCGGGCCGCCCCATGCTGCTAGAGGGCGGGCTTGACTGGAAGGCGATGGGGTTATCGCCTACCGACATGGGCATCATCGAAAGCAAATATTCCAGCGCGCGGGACGTGGCGCTTGCGCTAGGCGTGCCGCCGCAGCTGCTCGGCATTCCGGGCGACAACACCTATTCCAACTATGCCGAGGCAAGGCTGGCGTTCTGGGAAGACACCGCGCTGCCGATGTTGGACTACATCATTCAGGATTGGAACGCATGGCTTGCCGCGCCATATGGCGTTGAGATCCGCGCCGATGTGGATTCAATCCCGGCGATTGCCGACAAGCGGTCAAAGCTATGGGACATGGCCAATACGTCAACAGACCTGACCATTAACGAGCGGCGCGCCATGAAGGGCTACGAGCCGATCGTGGGCGGGGATGTGCTGCTGGTATCGCCGATGAACGTGCCGCTTGGTGACATGGGCAGTAGCACCGACGCGGAACTAACAGCCGATCAGGTCAAGGCGCTGGTGTATGGCCCGAAGGCTGATTGACCGCAACCGCGCCCGCGAGCAGCAACGGCAAAGCCTATTGCTGGACAAGCTTACATCGCGCTTTCGTGGCCGCCTACGCCGCGAGATTGCCGACGCCATGCGCGATATGGTCGAGCGGTGGTTGCTGACTAACGAGATCACAATGCCGCGCGGGTACGATGACAAGATCGCATCCGCCTACCAGGCAATGACGCTTGCCTCGATCACCGAGTTCTCAAAGCGCGTCACCGGCCAGTCGAAACACATCCACCTGCATCTAGAGCGAAAGCTATCGTTTGCCGAAACAATGAGCGCATGGGCGCTGGATTACGTTCGCAGCGAAATGGTGCGGCGGCGCATTACGTCCATCGCCGAAACCACACGCCAGCAAGTCGTCAACGCAGTATCGCGCGGCTATGCCGATGGGCTGGGGCAGCGCGAAGTTGCCAAATACATTCTCGGCCTGGTGCCTGAGTTCTCCAACTATCGCGCGAACATGATCGCCCGCACCGAAACGCATGGCGCTGCGAACTATGGCGCCGGGCGCGCCGCACGCGAAACAAACCTGCCGCTCAATCGGGAGTGGATCGCCTCAAGCGATGAGCGCACGCGCGAAACGCACGCTGAGGCTGATGGGCAAATCGTCGGCATGGACGAGCCGTTTACCGTTGGCGGGGCCAGCCTGATGTATCCAGGAGACCCAGCCGGACCAGCCGAGGAAGTCATTAATTGCCGATGCTCGGTCGGGTTTATCGTTGACGAGAGCAGGCTTTTTGACTAGCGCGCGGGATGGTGCTAATCTAGACCAAACTAGGGGACTTTCCATGTCCAGAATCGATTACAAAAGCACGCCGCTGGAGCTAAAACGCGAGCCTGACGCGGACGGCGTGTTTGAGGGTTACGCATCCGTTTTCGGTGTTGTCGATCAGGGCATGGATGTGGTCGAGCGCGGCGCGTTCGCCAAGTCGCTTGGCACCCGCAAGGTCAAAATGTTGTGGCAGCACGACCAGCGCGAGCCCATCGGCGTGTGGGATGAGCTCCAAGAGGATGAGCGCGGGCTGTACGTCAAGGGTCGGCTGCTCAAAGAGGTGGACAAGGGCCGCGAGGCAATGGCGCTGCTCCGGGCTGGGGCCATTGATTCCATGTCCATTGGCTATCGCACGATAGAGGCAATGGCCGAGGGCGATGGCCGCGTGCGTAAACTCACTGAGGTTGATCTATTCGAGATCAGCCTAGTGACGTTCCCGATGCTTCCGGACGCCAAGGTTACGGCGATCAAGAGCGTGGAAACAGAAAGAGATTTCGAGGCGTTCCTGCGGGATGCAGGCTACTCCCGATCCGAGGCCACTGCGATTGCATCGCACGGCTTCAAAGGCCTTCGCAATCAGCGGGACGCTGACGGCGGCGAGGCGGCAACCGAGGATGTCCGCATCCTTTTGGAAAAAATCAGACAACTGAAGGAAACGTTCCATGTCTGACGAAATCAAGCAGGCCGTTGGCGCTGTTGAGGATCTGAACAAGGCATTCGCCGAGTTCAAGTCGGTTAACGATCAGCGTCTGGCCGAGATCGAAAAGAAGGGCAGTGCCGACGCGCTGCTCACCGAGAAGCTCGCCAAGATCGAAGCCGATCTGGATATCGCGCAGAAGAAGGCCGATGACGCCGTTCTTGCTGCCAAGCGCCAGTCGCGCATGGTGACGACCGATGGCAATGAAGTTGACCTCGACGCCAAGGCCCTTGCTTGGGCGCGCGGCATTGCACGATCGCGCGGCACCGACGTTCGCGAGTTCGGCGCAACCGAGCTTACCTCGTACAAGTCGGCGTTCGACGCGTACATGCGTAAGGAAGAGCGCACGCTTTCGGGCGATGAGATCAAGGCGCTCTCCGTCGGTTCCGATCCCGATGGCGGCTACGTTGTTTATCCCGACCTTTCGGGCCGCATCGTAACCAAGGTTTTTGAAACTTCGCCGATGCGTGCCTATGCCAGCGTGCAGGTTATTTCGAGCGATGCGCTCGAAGGCCTGTTCGATCTGAACGAGGCATCGTCGGGCTGGGTTGCCGAAACCGATACGCGGGCAGTGACCAACACGCCGCAGCTCGGTAAATGGCGAATCCCGGTGCACGAGCTTTATGCCAAGCCATCGGCAACGCAGAAGCTCCTTGACGACGCCTCGATCAACATGGAAGCCTGGTTGGCGTCCAAGGTCGCGGAGAAGTTTGCCCGCGATGAAGCGACTGCCTTTGTCACCGGCAATGGCGTTGCCCGTCCGCGTGGGTTCCTGACCTACGCCAACGGCACCACGCTGCCCGGTACCATTGAGCAGTTCAAGACCGGCGTTAACGGTGCGTTTGCCGCTGCCCCATCGGGCGGTGACGTTCTCATCAACGCGCTGTACGGCCTAAAAGCTCAGTACCGCGCCAACGCGACCTGGTTTATGAACCGTTCCACCACGACGCTTGTTCGCAAGCTGAAGGATTCGGACGGCGCATACCTGTGGTCTCCTGGCATTGCCGCCGGTCAGCCCGCATCAGTGCTCGGCTATCCGACTGCATCGTTTGAGGACATGCCGTCCCCGGCGACTGGCACGCTCTCGATCGCCGTTGGCGATATGCGCGAGGCGTATCAGGTCGTTGATCGGATCGGCATTCGCACCCTGCGCGACCCCTACTCCAACAAGCCCTACGTGGAGTTCTACACCACGAAGCGCGTTGGCGGGGACGTGGTGAACTTCGAAGCTCTGAAGCTCATCGATTTTTCTAGTTGAGTTTGACGACTAACCACCGGGCGGTGAACCTGCCGCCCGGTAAACTCTAGCGCAAAAGGGGTTAACCATGCGCGATATGATCTCCAATCAGACTATCCTTCGCGGTGCGCCGCAGACGCTCTCCGGCGTTACGGCTAACAACTCGGCACTGATTGACCGCCGGGGCTATAGCAGCCTGACGGTTTATCTTGCGACCGACGCCGTGACCGACGCTGGTGCGGCTGCTGGTTTCACGATGAAGTTGCAGCATTCTGACACCACGCTCGGCACTGACTTTGCGGACGTTTCGGCGGCTGGCCTTGTGGCTGGCCTCAGCGGTTCGACTACGGTCACCGTAACACTGGACACTGCCGATAACGTCATCGCTGGTGGCGTTGGCTATGTTGGCGGCAAGCGATACGTGCGCGGCGTTATCACCGGCACCACTGGCACCGACGCTATCGTCAATGTGCTGGCCGTTTTGGGCAAGCCAACTCAGGCACCTGCCACTATCGTTGGTGCAACTACCGCCGCGACCTAATCCCTGATACAGTGAGGGGCGGGGCAACTCGCCCCTCTTACATTAGGGATGCGGCATGGAAGCCAAGATTACGAAAGAAGGCGGTTATCTCTGCGCGCCAGCGGGACACACCGTTATGCATTTCCTCGCCGGCCAAATCGTCAATGGCCGCGTTGCGGAATTGGCGCTCGCCGATGGCGCCGCAGTGCCGATCAGCACGGTCAAGGCAATTGACCTCGAACGCAAGATAACGGTTCCGCCTGAAGCCAAGCGCGGGCCAGGAAGGCCACGCAAGTCATGACGCTCCGGTCAGCCGTTCAGCTTTATCAGCAGCGTGGATCCGTTCTTGTGACGGCGCCATCCACCGAGCCGGTCACGGCTACGGAATTGCGCTCGTACCTGATTGTTGACAGCACGCAATTGCCAGACGCCGATGCGAACGCGCTGATCACTGACGCGCGCACGGAGATCGAGAACCAGATCGGCATTGCCATCATTTCGCAATCGTGGCGGCTATCGCTGGATTACTGGCCCGGCGGTCAGGAGTCGTGGTGGGATGGCGTGCGAGAGGGATCAATCAATAACATCTACGTGCGCGGCTCGCAGGCGACTGTTGAACTGCCGCGCTGGCCTATAACCGCCATTACCAGCGTGACGGTGTATGATGAGGACAGCAACGCTACCACAGTCACGATCTCCGATACGTTCGACCTCGACACCTATCGGCTGCCGGGGCGGATCACGCTGAAGCGCGGGGCAACGTGGCCGGTGGCGCTGCGGGCTAACAATGCCATTCAAATCATTTACGTGGCGGGCTACGCCAACGCCGCTGCGGTTCCGGCGCCGATCAAGCGGGCGGTCCGGGAGATGGCAGCGTATCTGTATGCTCATCGCGGCGATGAATGCGACCCGACCGATGCATGGATGAAGAGCGGCGCGCAAAGCACGCTCAACGTTTACAAGATTGCGCGCGTATGAGCTATCCCAGCAGCTTTGACATCGCCAGGGGCTTAGCGCAGGGCTGCGTGGCGCACCATGTCTATGGTCGCAACACGGGGATTGGCAGCACGCCTACGCCGGTCACGCGATCAGGCTTCTTCCGCACGCCGCAGGCCAATGCGCCGGTATCCCTACGCGTCAAGTCTGGCGGCAATGCCAATGATACGGCGGCAGGCACGGGCGGGCGGGCTGTAACGTTTATCGGCATTGATGCAAGCGGCAATCTGATCACGGAGACGGTTGCAACAGCGGGCGCCAGCGCAAGCGCGGCAACGGTAAAGACATTTGTCCGTCTGCGCGATGCCTACGTATCGGCATCCGGCAGCTATGCAACGCAAACGGCTGGATCGCACGCCAGCACGATCAACCTTGAGGACACAGCGGGCAACCTGTGGGCCACCATTGCCGATGGCACGCTAGGCCGGGGCAACATGGAGCAGGCGGTTTTTACAACGCCCCGCGATCGAGCGGCGCTGGTGACCAATCTTTTCCTATCCAGCAATGCCGACAAGAAGGCGAATATCGTTTTTTATCAGAGGTCGGGAATCCTCCAGACGGCTGCGCCATACGACGTTATGCAGCTCATAAACGAGTTTCCCGACAGTGCTGGGTTGCGCGATTTGAAATTCGACCCGCCTCTTTACTTCCCGCCGCTGACCGACTTTGGTTTTCTGGCGAGCGTGTCGGCCAGTACGGTCGATGTGTCGGTTGCGTTTGACGTTATCGAGGTGGTCCCGACATGAGCCTGTGTTGCGATTATAACGCCGGGATGCTGAAAGAGCCGGTCACGTTTCAACGTATGACGCGCACCAGCGATGGCGCAGGCGGTCAGAGCCAGACATGGAGCACCGTATCGGGAGCGCCAACACGGGCGGCTGTCATGCCATTGAGCGGCTCGGAGCGGTATCAGTTCGACCGGGTGGAGGCGAACGTGCGGCTGAAGGTAACGGTCCGCTACGTGGCGGGGCTGCTCGAAAGCGACCGGGTAGTGATCCGCACGAAGGCGCATAACATCCGGTTCATCAACAATGTGGAATTTGCCGATCGCTGGCTGGAGATCATGGTTGATGGCGGGGTTGCGACATGAGCGCGATCAGCCTGAGCGTATCCAACGTTAAAGAGTTGCAGGCAGCGATCAACAGGATCGGCGGCAATGCGGCACGCAATGTTTCGCGCGCCATTGAGGCAACGGCACTCGGTATCAATCGCGACGTTAAGGATGCTATCCAGCGCGGCGACAAGACGGGCCGTGTGTATCAGCGCGGGGACATTACGCACCGAGCATCGGCGCCCGGCGAGGCACCTGCAACGGATACCGGGACGTTGGTTTCATCGGAATCAATCTATTACGAGCGTGAAAGCGATTTAGTTTCAATCATCGGATCGCGGCTGGCCTATGCCTATTATCTGGAGTTCGGCACGATGAGGATCGCGCCTCGCCCGTCTTGGATGCCAGCGGTTGAAGCCAATCGCGACAAGTTCAACCGGCTGGTTGAAGAAGGCCTTCGGAGGGCAATGCCATGAAAGCCGATGATCTACAGCAGGCGGTTTATACGCGGCTAAACGATAGCAGCCTAACCAGCCTGCTCAGCACTGCCTACACGCCGCTCGTTCCGATCTTTACGGACGTTCCGCAGGCGGCAGACAGCGGGGCGGACAACATGTTCCCGTTCGTCACGATCGGCGCCGACACGATCACGCCGTATGACGACAAGTCCAACCTTGGCGGCAATGCCATCGTGCAGGTGGATATCTGGGCGCGGGCAACATCGATGCTGGCAATCAAGGCGATTGCCGATGCGGTCGATGCCAGGCTTAGGCGCCAGCCGCTCAGCATTAGCGGCGCAACGCATATAACGACCGAGCTTGAGAGCAGCACGCCGACGCGCGACCCGGACGGCAAAACCAAGCGGATCCTGTCGATTTACCGGGTTCTTTATATCAGCGCGTGATCGGGGCTAAGGAAAGGAAACCGGCTTATCCTTTCCTTTCGCGGGCGCTAAGGAAAAGTTGGCGGCTGGCGTGTCGCTTTTTTGCGTATCCCTGTTGACGACCATCCGCACATTGCGTATGGTTAGTCATCGAAACAGGGAGACGACAGATGACCAACCGCAACGAACTTCTGAATGCCTTTGCCGCCATCATGACCCTTGCTGGCAAAATAGACGC